TTGCAGTGTAGTTCTTAACACGATTATCCCAAGGCAGTCTTCGCACGACTTTAAAGGCTGCCTTTATTATTCACTCTTAAATGAAATAATTATGGATGAAATTTGGAAAGACATTGAAGGGTACGAAGGTTTATACCAAGTATCAAACTTTGGTAGGGTAAAGTCTTTAGAAAGATACAGAAAAGGTAAACGTGGGGCATTAACATTTTGCAGAGAAAGAATACTGATAGATAGAGTTGGCAAAAATGGATATGCTCAAATCTGCCTTTGTAAAAACAACATAAAGAAACTACTTCTCGTACACCGTCTGGTTGCGAAAGCTCACGTGCCAAATGACAGTAGTTTGCCATGTGTTGACCATATAAATGGTATTCGTACCGATAACAAAGCAATTAACTTGCGATGGTGTACAACAAAAGAAAATTTGAATTTTGATTTGGCACGTAAAAACATATCGCAATCAAACAGGGCAAGCGAAAAATGTAAAAAACATATAAAGTCATTACATAAGTCTTGTTGTAAAGAAATAGTAATAGTGTTTTCTGATGGCTCTATAAAAGAGTACAAATCGGCAAAGGCTGCCGAAAAAGAAGGGTTTAATCATTCGCTTATAGCCGCTTGTTGTAGAGGCAAGCAAAAAACAACACGTGGTTGTAAGTGCTATTATAAAACTGATTATTATGGCAATAATACTTAGGGATTATCAAAAGGCTGCCTCTGATAAAGCGGTAGCCTTTTTCAAAGACAAGAATAAGAAAAGTAACGGTGTTATGGTACTGCCAACAGGGGCGGGTAAATCAATAGTAATTGCGGATATAGCACATAGACTAAATGACTATGTGCTTATTTTTTGTCCATCACGTGAAATTGTCGAACAGAATTTCAAGAAACTCTGTTCATACGGTATTCTTGATTGCAGTATCTATTCAGCATCCTTTAACTCAAAGGAGATAAGCCGGATAACATTTGCCACCATCGGCAGTGTGAAGAATCATCCCGAACTGTTTACCCACTTCAAGAACATCATTGTGGATGAATGTCATCTTGTAAACCCCAAAGAGGGAATGTACAAGGATTTTTTTGATGCAGTGAAGTGTAAGGTTCTTGGACTGACAGCAACGCCATACCGTTTAAGCTCCAGTCGTGATTTCGGTTCCATGCTGAAATTTATCACTCGGACAAAACCTCATGTCTTTTCAGAGGTCATTTATCATGTACAGGTATCAACCCTATTAGATATGGGCTACTTGGCGAAGTTGGATTACTATTCAATGAATCCTTCAGGGTGGAATGAACTTAACTTGAAAGTAAATACTACTGGTGCCGACTATACGGATAGGTCAGTTCAAAAAGAATATGAACGGATAGACTTCTACGGTTATCTCGTTCATATCGTCCAAAGGCTGATGAATCCCAAAGCCGGAGGAAAACGGAAGGGTATTTTGGTCTTTACCCGTTTTTTGAAAGAAGCGGAACGGTTAACGATGTCAATACCCGGTTGCGCTATCGTTTCAGGTGATACTCCTAAGAAAGAACGTGAACATATTCTTGAGGCGTTCAAAGCTGGTGAAATTCCGGTAGTAGCTAATGTGGGTGTACTTACGACTGGCTTTGACTATCCGGAACTTGATACGGTCGTTATGGCACGTCCTACAATGTCACTTGCCATGTGGTATCAGATAGTCGGTCGTGCCATCCGCCCGCATCCTTCTAAAGAATGTGGATGGATTGTGGATTTATGCGGTAACATCAAACGTTTCGGAGAGGTGTCGGATTTACGATTGTTTGATAGCGGTAATGGTAAGTGGGCTGTATTTTCTAACGGAAGGCAATTAACTAACGTGAGATTCTAAGACTATGGACGAAGGATTTTTGAGGCTAAGCCGCAGGTTTTTCTCGAATGAAATGTGGAATGAAGCCCGTACTTTTAGCAGTTGCGAAGCGTGGTTAGACTTAATTCAGTCTGCACGATTTGAGGCAACGCCCCGAAAGGAGAGTATCGGAGGTCGAGAAATCTCTTATTCAAGAGGTCAATATCCTGCATCCATAAGATTTCTGTCACAGCGTTGGAAATGGTCTGAAAAGAAGGTGCGTTCCTTTCTTGTGCATCTTAGAAAGAAAGGTATGATAACTGTTGAGTGCAATCAAGGAATGAACCTTATAACCTTATGTAAATATGAAGAATATAATCCAATGGGCACAACCAAGGGCACAAGTAAGGACACAGGTATTGAAAAGGAAATCAATGAATTAAGACACGAATGGGCACAACTAAGGGCACAACTTGGGGCACAGCCCATGAACAGCAATCTACCGCAATCCGAACTTTTACAAAAATCAGGGCACACAGAGGGCACAAATACAAAGAAAGAAGAAAGAGAGTATATAGATATATCTCTACATCAAAAGAAAGAAAATACTCCTGACGGAGTATCAAAGAAAGCCAAGCTTTCTTCGCTCTCCCCCTCTGAAAAGATTGATTACAGCGGATTGATGGAATACTATAATACCACATTCAAAGACAGACTCCAGCAGATAAGATCAATGACTGATGTGAGAAAAAAGGCTGTAAAAGCCCGGATAGCCCAATATGGGAAAGAGTCAGTGAGGAGTGTTTTCAATCTCATTCTTCAATCCCCGTTCTTACTTGGAGCTAATGACCGCAATTGGAAATGCGACTTTGATTGGATTTTCAAACAAGCAAACTTTACTAAAATATTGGAAGGAAACTATAATGGGACAAGACTTAGTAAAAATCAACAGGATAGCGAGCAGCGAAAACGTGATTCAGTTCTTGCAGTCGCTACAACCGTTAGAGAAGCTGCCGCAAAAAAGAGAAAGGAACTTGAAGCAGAGGGCGTTATTGAATAAATATCCCGATCCTGCACAATTCATTCTTGATTACAACCCTGATTTGCAGTTCAAACTTGTCAGATGTAATGCAACCCATTCAGAACTGGCGTTGAATGACAGCATTCCGAGTTTAGGGCTATTGTCTTCTACTTATGGGGATGAAACACCGATAGAATGGCTAAAGATACAATTTGGCTCATTGAATGACTTTGCAGAAGTTTCAACCAAGATAGCGAAAGAGCAACTTTCTGAACTATCGGAGATATTCCTTTCGGAGTATTATTATATAAATGCCGCTGAAATCTGTTTTTTCATAGCACGGTTTAAGTCAGGGAAGTATGGGCGGTTCTACGGTTCAATAGATCCATTGAAAATAACAAGTGCGATGCTGGACTACGTTTCTGAACGTCGGAAAGATATTGAACGGAAAGAGCGTGAACGATACAGAAACCAACGTGAAAAAGAGATAGAGGAGCGTGGAGATAACAGAATCTCTTATGCTGAGTACATTGAAATCAAGCACCGTGCTGATGCAGGAGATGAGGAAGCTAGAAAAATGCTGATATCACCATGAGAATAACCGTTTACTGGGTAACAAGAAATCCGGATGTTATCGTAAGAATCCGGAAAAAGTTCAATATCCCAAGTTATACTTCCGTGAACTACGAAACAGAATGTGAAATCAAGAATGAAGACTTTCCACTGTTAGAAGAAACAGAACGAAGGGGATTCATTCGAATTAGAAATAAGAATACACGATTATGCAAGGAACAGACAAACTGAATACGATAACCAACATCGTATTTGTCCTCACGGACGTTTTAGAAACCAACCTTCTAGAAATGCAGCAGCAATACAAGAAGGAAGGCTTTGAATTGCGGCACGATTCAAAAAGAAACTTCAACACAGCCATAGCCGCGATAAAGAGATTGAAAAGTGATGTGAATCATTGCAGCGAATCCACTCAGGAAAACTTCGGCAATGATTCTGACATGGTGAACGCCATGTTGCTCACACTGATTGACAGATGCGGTGATGATGACAACCTCGCTTATAAGATGTACGAATACATTAAATCTTTCCCGTCCAAACTGAATCTGGACTTGGATTTGGATAATGCGTTCAGCCACCTGTTTAAAAAGGAGAAGTTATGAAATCGCAGAAAAATATCTTAAAATCCATTGAAGGTCTGTCCGATATAGAACTATTTGTTATTGATCTCTTTTGTGGCGCCGGTGGCTTATCCGAAGGTGTGGAAGAAGCACGATTGGATGGAAATAGATGTGGAAAGGTTGTTTGCTGTGTGAACCATGACAAGAATGCCATCCTTTCACATGATGCCAATATCCCTGATGCACTTCACTTTATTGAGGATATCCGTACACTGGAACTTTCCCCGATAAGCACTATTGTAGAACGTATCCGTCAGCTATACCCTGATGCCATGATAATGCTTCATGCTTCTTTGGAGTGTACCAACTTCTCGAAAGCCAAAGGCGGTCAGCCGAGAGATGCCGACAGCCGAACGTTGGCAGAACATCTCTTCCGTTATATTGATGTTATAGACCCTGACTACATTCAGATTGAAAATGTAGAAGAGTTTATGTCATGGGGAGATATGGATGAGAATGGGAAACCTATCAGCATGGACAAAGGCCGGCTTTATCAAAAGTGGGTGCGCAATGTCAAGAAGTACGGTTACAACTTTGAGCACCGCATCTTAAATGCTGCCGACTTCGGTGCCTACACCACAAGAAAACGCTTCTTCGGCATCTTTGCTAAAAAGAACTTGCCGATAGTATTCCCAGAACCGACCCACTGTAAAGGTGGTAGGCAAGATATGTTCTCGCGGCTGGAGAAGTGGAAGCCGGTAAAAGATGTGCTTGATTTCTCTGATGAAGGAACTACCATCTTCAGGGAAAAGCCTCTTGCAGAGAAAACGCTTGAACGTATCTATGCTGGACTTATCAAGTTTGTAGCCGGAGGAAAGGATGCTTTCCTTTCCCGTTACAATACGGTTCGCCCTCAAGACACATGCAAATCAGTTGATGAACCATGCGGAGTGTTGACTACTGAAAACCGCTTTGCAAAGGTACAGGTAAGTTTCCTCTCCAAACAGTTCAGCGGACATCCCGAAAGCAAGAATGTGTCTGTAGAAGAACCGGCAGGTGCAATCACCTGCAAAGACCACCATGTTTTTGTTTCTGCTTATTATGGAAATGGACATAATCATTCGGTAGACCTTCCAGCTCCAACGGTCACAACGAAGGACAGGATGGCTTTAATTGAAAGCCGATTTATGTGTTCTTATAACTTTAAGGATACAGGAAAGGATATTAATCAGCCTTGTCCTACACTTCTGACTAAAGACAGACTTTCCCTTGTATCTCCATTTTTTATGAATCAATATTCTGGAGGTGGTCAGGTGTCTGATATAAACTCGCCATGCCCCGCTGTTACCACAACACCGAAACAAAACTTGGTAACATGCCAGCCGTGGATAATGAATACTGCATTCTCAAATGTAGGTAGCAGTATAGAGGAACCCTCCCAGACCATTACCGCAAACAGGAAATGGCACTATCTGATGAATCCACAGTTCAACAGTGCTGGCGGCTCTGTTGATAGCCCCTGCTTCACATTAATAGCCCGCATGGATAAGATGCCGCCCTATCTGGTAGCAACAGAAAGCGGTCAGGTAGCGATTGAAATCTACGACAATGATAGTCCTATGACCGTGAAGATAAAGGAGTTCATGGCACTGTATGGCATAGTGGATATTAAAATGCGGATGCTTCGCATTCCGGAACTCAAAAAGATTATGGGATTCCCTGAAGATTATGTTTTAATAGGCACACAAGCTGACCAAAAGAAATTTATCGGGAATGCGGTGGAGGTTACACAAGCGAGAAAAAATACTGAAGCACTTTGCAAAGTATTGAGAAAGTTGAGATTGAAGAAATCAAAAGAAATAGCTTAATGGAAAATGGAAAACTTATATTAGATGCCTGTTGCGGCAGTAGGATGTTTTGGTTTGACAAACATAATCCTCTTGCCTTATTCGTTGATAAGAGATCGGAAATAGTAACTGCCAAGGACAGAGATAAAATCAGAACTATAGAAGTAAAACCTGATATAATAGCCGATTTTACCAACTTGCCGTTTGAGGAAGCTCTTTCTACATGGTCGTGTTTGACCCGCCACATTTGAAAACACTTGGCAAAACATCATGGATGGCAAAGAAATATGGTAGGCTTCCGGATAATTGGCAAGAAATGATAAAAAGCGGTTTTGATGAATGTATGCGTGTCCTAAAGCCCAACGGGACATTGGTATTCAAATGGAGTGAGAGTGAAATAAAAGTCAATGAAGTTTTATCCATTATACCTTATAAGCCTTTGTTTGGGCATACCACTGGCCGACAAAGTAAAACGATATGGATGTGCTTTATGAAACTGCCAATTAACTAATAACGGAACAGAAATGAATACAACCTTTGAAAAATCGGCTAATAGTACCGATGAATGGTACACACCGAAAGAAATTATAGACGCATTGGGTGAATTTGATTTAGACCCATGTGCCCCAGTAGCCCCCCCCTATAAAACGGCAAATGTCATGTACAACAAAAATGACGATGGATTAAAACAGGAATGGAAAGGTCGCGTTTGGTTGAACCCACCTTATTCCCGTCCTCTTATAGAATGTTTCGTTAAACGGATGGCAGAACATGGAAACGGCATTGCTTTACTTTTCAATCGTTGCGATTCAAAGATGTTTCAGGATGTGATATTCGAGAAGGCAACGGCAATGAAATTCTTGCGTAACCGAATCAGATTCTTCCGTCCAGACGGAACTCGTGGAGATTCTCCCGGCTGTGGTAGTATTCTCATCGCTTTTGGTGAGGATAATGCGGAGGTAATAAAAACTTGTGATATTGCAGGTAAGTACGTTAGAATAAATTAGAGCAAAACTGAACAAATATGAGCAAACTATATAAAGTAACTATTTTCGGGGAATCATTCCTAATCGGGTGGTTCCCTTTCTCTTCACGCTGGTATAACAAGCTAAAGATAATCAAATGATAGTACGTCATTTTATAAGAGTTCCGGTTGGAAGTACTGTCTATTGCGACAATCAGCCGGTTAAAATACTGGAGAAAGGATATGCCCTTGCTCTATGTGATGTTAATGGGAAACGGGTATATATCACCTGCTATGATTTGGAAAAGAAACCATTCGTCAGCACGAATGGGGAAGAATGAAAAAGAGCCAACCCACGCACGACCATGAATCAGCTCTTCCTTACACGATTATGATGCAAATATACTATTTACTTTTAAAATAATCGTGTTATGGAACTGGATTTTAACAAAATAATTCGTCTTAAAAAGATTCGTATCGAGAAATCAGAACTTTCAGAAGAAGAAAACGCCTTGACCACCCCAATTTTGAAAGACAAAAGCCTTATCCATGAAATCTACAAAATATTCGTTGAGTTGCTGAATGAGAGAGGATGTCCACCGAATATTGACAGTGTTACCCAGCGGAAGAAGTTCATTTTCATTATCCTGTACCTGTTTTCTCCAAGTTCGCTTGCCGGTGGGAAAATGACAGCTGGGTTACGCGAAGAGATGTCAAGGGTACTTGGGGTTCAGTCCAAGAGTACAATTTCCGACAACTGCGCTGATGTCGTGTTTTTGTATCAGAATTATGGGGATTTTAGTGGGGATATAGAGTATCTTTACACCGAAATCGTAAATCGGTTAAAGATCAAAGGGCTAATAAATTAACGAGCCGGGGCTTAGCGCTCCGGCTTACTTAGAAAATACAACTTTGACATCTGTATTTGTATTAGAAATTACGGTGCACTTGGTAAATCCTAATTTTTGTACCCATTTCCCTGTTGGGGTGTTAAATGCACTTTGAGATTCGCTCATCCCATTACTTATATTTTCTTTAAAAATACGTAAATTAGTAGACATTCCGTCTTGGCAGTATGAAAATTCCTCATCTTTATGCCAAGAACCGACTATATTAGAAATCTTATTTTGTTTTTTAAGTTCATCATAAACCTTTCTAAATGCTTTGTGACCAATGCCTTTATTCTGATATTTTTCGTTGATGTGTATAACGAATATTAAATCTTCTTTAGCAATGTACCCTTCAGCAGTACCTATTTCTTTTTTGTCATCTGTTGAAAGTATATATGATATATTTGATTTGCCTGAACTGATTTCAGTAAATAGTATATTCATGTCTCTTCTCCTTTCTCTATTTTAATTTTCTTCCCGCAGTGAGGACAAACAACAGTGTTTTCTTCCTTATCTTCATTCAGCAAGTCAGTTATTCCTACACCTAATGTTTTTGCAATTTCTCCTAACTTCCCAATGGTAGGGTTGCCGGACACGGCGGCATACAGGGCTTGATATGTCACTCCCATTCTTTTAGCAAGGTCTTGCATGGTAATACCCTGCTGTTTGCAGATTTCTTGTACTCTTAGCATGATATTCAAATTATAATTTGATGCAAAGATAGGAATAGTTTTCAAATTATACATAGAATGCACAAGAATAGTATCAAAAAATAATTTGAAAATTTTTCTATCAAAATTTGGTTTATTCAAAATAAAGATTGATATTTGCACCATAATAATCAAGGCATAATTTGAATAACAATTAAAACATAGAAGATATGAAAGCAACAGATATTAAAATGTACATCAGTACATTGTCTATTATCAAAAAAGGTCAAGAAATTGAATGTGGTGACTTTTTAGGTGGTAGAAAGGTAAATGCCAGTCAAGAAGATGCCTTGAATAGCATGAAAAATGCTGTATATATGTATTTGTTTGCATCTATCATGAAGAAGGATAAAGGTTACAAAACAATGGCATTCACAATAACCGCTTGCAATTCTGCTATTTATGATAACAGCATGAAGACAGAGGTTGTATGTAAGGTTGGTTATAAAGAAATGATACAGCTTATCAAAGATGGGTATAGAAGTCCACTATTTGATACTCGCAAGCTGAAATCATTGGTAGATATGAGACTTAAAGAGCTAAAGATAGCATAATAACCAGCAGGGCGAAAGCCCTGCGCAATATAGAAGAATATGAAAGAAAATATATTTTTAAAAGCAGTTATAGAAAAACCGTTATTGAATAATGAACCAGAAGTTTTACACCTTTTCGTTCAAATTATCAATGAAATAACTTCTTGTATGTCAGAAGACGAGTTAAGAGGCTGTATGAGCTCTTTAATAGTAAGATACCCTTATTTTAAACTGTTTTTCGATTATGGTTTCGGACATAATCATATGTGGGTGAAAGCATCAGGTTCTTTAGAAAGATTGATATTGGTTGAGTTCTAATCCGGTAGCCTTATGGCTACCACAATATACACGATTATGAAAGCAGATTTAGTTTTAGTTATCAGCCCTGAAGCCCCACTGATGAAGCAACTGGGCAAGGTATTGGGTAAGATGGTAACCCCTTATGACTTCTCTACTATAGAGAGGGGTGAAAAGTACATCACCATACAGCATGATGAAACTGGGCTTGTAGTGGCTTATACGAGTGAAGAAAGATTGAATGTGAAAATGAATTAAGAATGTATTAGAATCTTTGAAAGAAAGTGTCAAGAGTGGTAAAATCACAATCAGAGAGGCAGCTATAAAACTGCATAAAGCAGGGTGGACGAGTTTTGTAGACGTGGATAAAACGAAACAATTACTTGAATTATGAACTCAATAAATGTAAACGGTTGCAGCGTATGTCAACCCGGTAAAGAAAATTACACCACCTACAACACCAGGTTGAGAGGTAAAAGAGTGAGAATGTACCAGTACGATTACCGTACTGAAAGTGGTGAACTCTTTGCTTGTTGTGCGCCTACCTTAGAGGCGTGTAGAGAAAGACGGGATAAATGGCTTAGTTCACGACAATAAGCCGATTGTCGTGTATAACGATTGAAGATATTTCGTTATCTTTGGTTGTGGTAGTACCTTTGGGGTACTATCGCGGGGTGTAGCAGTGGTAGCTTTTCACTTTGACTTGGTGAAGGTCGGTTGTTCGATTCAGCCCCCCGCAACTATTGAGTATTAATTAAAAAAATGACACGATTATGAACATTCTTACATTAAGCATCAAACAGAAGTATTTCGATGAAATCTTGGCAGGCAAGAAAACCCACGAATACCGTGAAATCAGACCAACTAACGCTAAGAAGTATATCACTTACCTATGTGGCGGTAAAGAATATCCGGCTGATGCAGAACTGCCTGAAGAAGGTGAGGTAGAATTGAAGCCTATCAAGTACGATGCAATCAAGCTTCTGACAGGTGCATATACAGGTAAACGTCCTTATATTATCGTTGAAGTGAAAGCAGCAGAAGCTGTTATTCTCACAGATGAAAACGGTAATGATATTGTTTACGGACATCAAGGCGAAGAATATCTTGCTGCACAAATGAATTATACTTTGGGCAAGATATTAGAAAAACATATAGATTGATTTGTTTAATTTTTAAAATTAGAAAGCAGAGTCGCAAGAAGAATTAACAGAGTAGCCGGGCCTCGCAGAAATATGAATGGTGCAGGGGCAGGTGGTAGATTGGTTGCCAATCGTAGAGGTACAGCAAGTGCCACACAGTTAGGATCACGCAGACAACGTTATGCTGATTTACGTGTGTCATTGGGTATGTCTGGAGGTTAACCATGAACAAGGTAGAACAAGCGAACCGGTATATAGACCTCATTCGGGTAAAATCGAATGAGGCTTTACTGTTTTTATCACTTGGTAAAGATTCGCTTGTTCTGCTTGATTTAATCTATCCGAAGTTTGACCGGATTGTTTGCGTGTTCATGTACTTTGTCAAGAATTTGGAATATATTAACCGTTGGATAAACTGGACTAAAGCCAAATATCCGAAAATAGAGTTTGTTCAAGTACCACATTGGAATCTCACTTATATTCTCCGTGGCGGTATGTATTGTGTGCCAAATCCGAAAGTAAAGCTGTTGAAGTTGGCAGATGTGGTAAAGGCTATGCAACTTACTCATGGAGTTTATTATACATTCTTGGGCATGAAAAAAGCTGATGGTATGAATCGTAGACTTATGTTGAAAGGGTATGAGGTAAACGGTTACGAGAATAACGGTATGGTTTATCCTTTGGCTGATTGGACACAAAAGGATATTCTTGCTTATATGAGGCAGCACAATTTACCCGAACCAGTTCGATATTCATTGAAAGCCAGTTCGGGTGTCGGTTTCAATCTTGACTGTATGCTTTGGATGGAGAAGAATTACCCACAGGACTTACAGAGAATTTACGAAGTTTTCCCGATGGCTGAAAGAGTGCTTTGGGAGTATCATAATCAACAAAATTAATAAGGAGGATTGCTGAGTCAGAAAAAGAAAGACAAGAGAACAGATATATGCTCAGGCAGAAAGATTGAGCGAAGCTAATTGGAGAAGAAAAAATACATGGAGTAGCAGTGCTGCAAGCAGGCGTGCAAAACAATCTCGTGATAATCTTATAGCAAGAGCCGAAAGGAATACTCTTCGGCAGAGAGGTTTCGGTCTAAGTAATGGCTAATATGGAATTATCAAAATACATAAAGAGTGAATCGGTGGAACTTAACCGCTCTGCCATTCACTTTGCAGACTATAATCCCCGGAAACTTTCCGATGAATCACGTAAGACACTGAAACGTGGCATCAAGAAATTCGGATTGGTAGGTGGAATAGTTGTGAATAAGCGTACCGGGCTTACCGTAGTCAGTGGACATCAGCGTTTGTCTGTCATGGACGAATTGCAGAAGTTTCCCGACAATGACTACCGCATTCGTGTTGATGTGATTGACGTGGACGAGCAGCAGGAAAAAGAGTTGAATATTCTAATGAACAATCCCAACGCACAAGGTACATGGGATTTTGACGCTCTCGCTCGTATTGTTCCTGATATAGACTGGAAAGATGCAGGACTGACCGATGCTGACCTAAACATGATTGGTGTCGACTATCTTTTGCAGACCGAAGAGGAAAACTCTATTGCGGATGCTTTGTCTGATATGATGGTCCCAGTTTCCGAACAGAAAGAAGCCGATAAAGCCGCCAAACAGTTGGAACGTGCTGAAAAGGTAGCCCACATGAAAGAGGTCAAGCATCAGGTGAAAGAAAACGCACAGAAGCAAGCTGAGAACATGGATGCCTATGTGATGTTGTCCTTCGATACCTATGAAGCTAAAGCCGCTTTCTGCGAAAGGTTCGGGTATGAACCAGATATGAAGTTTATAAAGGGAGAAGTTTTTGATGAACAAGTAGAAAGAATAGATTAATTATTGGGAGGAAAGCTGAGTTAGAAAGAAAACATATAGCCAGTTATATCAGCAGTCCAGACGAATAATGTACAACGCTGGAAGACAATACGGGTTAGGTTCTGCAAGACAAAGAAACATAAGGGATAGAACGAAATCCATAATGGGAAGATATGCTGAGAAAATAGATAGCTATTTCTCAAAAAGAGGAGTTGATGTCTATGGAAACAAGCCAATTTCTCGCCGTGTCTATATGGGTAACAATAACGGTTAAAATTATGAGCAATAGTGAATCTCAAAATAGAAAAGGTAAAGGAGGAAGAAAGCCTAAGTTTGATTATACAAGCGAGGAATTTCTTTCTCTCGTGGAATCGTATGCCAAAAAGGGATTCACTGACAAGGAAATTGCTTATGCCATAGGGATTTTGCCTCAAACATTCTGCGAAAAGAAAAGTGAGTACACCGAAATATCCGAAGTCTTAGCGCGTGGGCGCGCGACAATCAATGCCACTGTAAGGGCTAAATTCCTTGCAATGGCTCTCGGTGGCATAAAAACCAAAAGCACCGTGGTAAGAAAGCTCCGTGATTCAGAGGGAAATTTGACAGGTGAGGACGAATTACAAGTTAGCGAAAGCGAGTTGGCTCCTAATTTGCAAGCAATGTCCGTTTGGCTGTACCACCATGATGAAGATTGGAGAAAGATTGAGCGCAAACAAGATGAAGACGCTGATATTCCAACAGACATAGAGCATGGCATCAACATTGATTCCTGGATTAAAGACAAGCTAAAATGATAGTACCCCAAGAAATTTACCATCCATTATATGAGGATAAGGAAAAATTTATAATTCTTATCACCGGTGGGCGTGGTAGCGGAAAGTCTTTCAATGCTTCTACTTTTATTGAGCGGTTGACTTTTGAAATGACTCCCGTAGAGAAAATAGTTCATCAGATTCTTTACACCCGTTACACGATGGTTTCTGCCGGTATGTCTATCATCCCCGAAATGATGGAGAAGATAGATTTGGACGGTACCACGAAATATTTCAAGACCACAAAGACGGACATAGTCAATAAGATGACTAAGAGCCGTATCATGTTCCGGGGTATCAAGACTTCTTCCGGAAACCAGACAGCAAAACTGAAATCCATTCAAGGCATTACGACTTTTGTCTGCGATGAAGCGGAAGAGTGGATAAGCGAAGATGAGTTCGACAAGATAATGCTCTCCATTCGCAAGAAGGGTATTCAGAACCGGATTATCATTATAATGAACCCATGCGATTCCAATCACTTCATCTACAAGAAATACATTGAGAAAACTCACAAGCTGGTAGAGATTGACGGTGTGCAGGTTCAGATTTCCACTCATCCGAATGTGCTCCACATTCATACGACTTACTTTGATAATTTGGAGAATCTTTCACCGGAGTTTCTAAAAGAGGTAGAGGATATAAAGGTGAGTAATCCTGAAAAGTATGCTCATGTGGTTATCGGCCGGTGGGCTGACGTTGCAGAAGGTGCTGTGTTCAAGAAGTGGGGAATTGTTGACGAGTTCCCGGCTTGGGCAAAGAAAATTGCTTTCGGGCAAGACTTCGGTTATACGCATGACCCGTCTGCTTCCATTCGTTGTGGTATCGTTGATAACGCCCTTTACTTGGATGAAGTGGATTACCGTACTGGATTGCTTTCTTCTGACATCATCAAGACTCTTCGCCCGTGGGGATTGAAAGTCATAGCTGACAGTGCTGACCCTCGATTGATTCAAGAGATACACAACGGAGGAATCAAGATATATGCCGTAGAGAAAGGTGCAGGCTCTATCAATGCCGGAATTGACAAAATGAAAGATATGGAGATTTATATAACCAAACGCTCGTACAACTTGCAAAGCGAGTTCAGAAAGTATGTTTGGGCAAAGGATAAGGACGGGAACTATATCAACGAACCGGAAGACCATGACAATCACGGAATAGATGCTGTACGTTACTATGTATTGGGTGAGCTTCTTGGCAAGATTCAGAAGCCGAAAGATTTAACAGGAATATTCACACATTAAAAATATAAACTATGCCATTGAATTTAGAAGAAATATTAGCATTGCCTGACATCGGGCAGAAGATAAACTACCTGAAGAAAGGTAGGAAGACTGAACTTCCCGACCGTTGCAAACTTTGGGATGATTGGAATCCGGAACGACATGAAATCATGGTTGACAAAAAGAAGTATCCGGACAGAAAAGTACTTGATAAGGAATCCGAAAAAGTTTTCGATGAAAAAACTGGTAAGACTTATGAAATCGAAGCAAAGTATAAGACTGAACCGGTGAACCGTATTTCTATTCCATTGGAACAAGATATAGTGAACATTCAAACTGCTTTCACGGTCGGCACAGAACCGTCTATGGATTGCATTCCGACTGATGATGATGAAAAGAAGCTGCTGGATGCGGTAAAGGCTGTATTTAAATCCAACAAAATCAAATACCAAAACAAGAAGATTGTCCGTGCCTGGCTCTCCGAACAAGAAGCGGCAGAATATTGGTATGTTACCGATGATGATTCGTTTTGGGCAAAGTTTTGGAAGAAAGTTAAGACTACGTTCGGTGGCAAGGTCAAGCCCACCAAGAAACTGAAAAGCGTGTTATGGTCTCCATTCAGAGGTGATAAGCTATACCCGTTCTTTAACGACGAAGGTAAAATGATTGCTTTCTCACGTGAGTATAAAAAGAAGCTCATGGATGATTCGGAGGTCACCTGCTTTATGACTATCACGGACAAAATGGTTTATCAATGGGATTTGTCTAAAGGGTATGAAGAAAGAACGCCTTTTGCTCATGGATTCCCAAAACTACCGGTTCTCTATGCTTATCGTCCTGAATCTTATTGCAAGAAGATAAAGACATTCCGTGTCCGGCTGGAAAAACTGTTATCTAATTATGCTGATTGTATAGACTACCATTTCTTCCCACTGCTGAAGCTAATTGGAGATGTAGAGGGTTTCATGGGTAAGGTTAAGGATAGAATGGTCAAACTTACAGGTGAAGGTGCGGATGCCCAATATCTGACATGGAATCAGGCAAATGATACCGTAAAATTTGAGGTAGAAACCCTCTTTGAGAAAGCATATTCTATGACGAATACACCACAAATCAGTTTTGAAAAGTTGAGCGGTGCTGGAAATGCCTTGTCCGGAGTGGCTTTCGATTACGTGTTTCTTTCGACACATTTGCAAGTTCAAAATCATGCCGAGGTGATAGGTGAGTTCTTGCAAAGGCGTGTGAACTTCATAGTCTCTGCTTTAGGCTCTATAAATCCATCTGAATTTAACAAAGCATCTGAAACGATAGATATTAGTACAGAAGTTGTTCCGTATCGCCTTGACAATTTAGAAGATAAAGTCAATGTAGCTGTAAAAGCTGTATCGGGTGGTGTATGGTCGCAACGACATGGAGTAATGTTCGCTGGAAATATTGACCGCATCGAAGAAGAAATCGCAGAGATAAAAGAAGAACAAGAAGAAAAAAGAAACGCTGAAATGCAGAAACAAAGCATAAAGAAAGGGGAGTGAAATCACTCCTCTTTGTATCTCCATTGATAGCCCTTGTGCTTCTTTATTTTCCCATTACAGCACATTGAAATGCCCGAATGGTGCGCACCAGTTGCGCGTGTCGCTTCATTCAAACTATCAAATGAATTTATAATTTTGCCGTCTTTTAATTGTAGAACAGCTCGTGAATTATGGTGGTTTTTGCCAGTCTTTTGCTTTCTACCAAGAACCCTATATGCGTGTAGTAAGTTTTCACCATCAGTAACCCATTCAAGATTAGTAACGCAATTATTGGTTTTATCACCGTCTATGTGGTTTACTTGTGGTAGGTTTTGCGGATTAGGTATAAAAGCATTTGCGACCAAGCGATGAACTTTAAATATGCGCTTTCTGCACCATACATTCAAATACCCCTTTTTGCTTTTTATGGGTATTAAAATGCGTCCATCTCTAAACCAATATCCTTTACCGTTCCAGCATTTCTTTGGCAAGGATTTTACCCTACCTAAATTTGATACTTGATAATCGTCTTCGTACCCTTCAATGTCTTTCCAAATTTCGTCCATACTTATTTCATTTAAGAGTGAATAATAAAGGCAGCCTTTAAAGTCGTGCGAAGACTGCCTTGGGATAATCGTGTTAAGAACTACACTGCAA